CAAATCCACCGTACTCTCCGCCGAGGCTTTCAAGAAGCTTTCCGAACGGATTGTCATTCCACCCGAAGGCTTTGGATACCGTGTCGGCTACCTGCAAAAGCGCGAAGCCGATCCCCTGAATCACGTCGATGACGCCGTCCCCGATATAGTGAAGATCGAGACCGGTCACATTTTGAATTATGTCGAATACTGTGTCCAGTATAATTTTCAGCTTGTCTTCGATAACAGCAAGCAGTCCCGTAAGCCCTCCGCCGTTCTCCTGATACACACGGATCGAATCCGTCAAAGACAGAAATTTCGTCAGAAACTCTGAGACAAACACGATGCCGTCCTTGATCCCGTTGATGAAGGCGGAAAATCCTTCGTTGTTCCGAATAAAATCCTGAACTGTCTCGAGCCCTCCGACGATAGTGCCGAAGAAACCGTCGAGATCGCCGCCCGTACTGCCGAGAAGCATTCGGATTCCTTCGAGCCAGTCGTTGAAGATTGTAACGGCAGCCGTCCAAGCCGGACCGAAGAACTCCTCGATCCCGCCGAAGGTCTCCCGGAACGCCGTACCGATACCGAGGATTCCGTCCTTGATCTTGCCCCAGCCCTCATGATGGGCCAGCGTCTTCAGTCCGTCTGCCAAATCAAACAGGATCTTCCGAATACCGTCCGCAGTACCGGCAATATCCGCTCCCGTCCAGATATGAACGACCTCCGTAATTGCTCCGAGGAAGGCGGCGAGTCTGCTCGTCATCCCATCGACAACGGTGTCGAATGATATGGCCCCGTCTTTGAAAAACACCGATAGATCAATGTACTTTCCAAAAGCGGTTCCGAAGACCCTCATCGTTTCTGCCAGCTTATCGTAAATTCCAATGAGCTTTGCGGCCAGAGGATACTGCTCCCGAAGACTTTCAAGAACGCCCGTATCAAGAAGACTTCCGTCGGCAAGCGCATCCATCGCACCGCGAACTCTGCGAATTCCGATCGCAAAATCGCTCAGCACAGCTCCCGCGCGGCTGTATAGATCGGAGATCCCGCCGAAGAAACCGGACAAACCGTTCGTGCCGGAAAAACCGGCAGCAAACTCGCGGGTCAGACCGCCGATCCCGTCCTTTGCGAGAGAAAAGACACGGGAGAGCCCGCCGAGATATTCTCCGAGGCCGTCCTTGACGCCGGAAAGATCCCGGAAGAATCCTTCAAATGTCCCCCGAATCTTGTCCATCTTCTCCTCGCTCAGGATCAGCCCTTCGGTAAACTCCCGGAAACGCTTCGTAATACCGAAAAGCTCCTCGGCCTCCATCGCCTCCATCGCCTCCCATGCTTCTCCGATCGGATCGAGAAATGACCGTACCGCGTGGTACATATTCTTGATACTCTGAATAAAATCTTCCCGGCCGCCCATATCATGCCAATCTGTCAGAAGATCGTTCAGATTGCTGATCGGCCCGGCAAATATATCCCATAACTCATTGGAAAGCTGAGTCCACGTGACCTTCGCTTCCTCATAGTTGCCGAAAATATTCTCAAAAACATTCATCCATGCTGTCGATACGGCGTCCGTTGTCGCATTGATAACATCTTCGAATGTCTTTGCTTCCTGCGCGGCAGCGAAAGCCCGTCTGCCCAGTTCATATTCGTCGCTGCTCAACTCTTCCAAAATAGGAAGAATTTCCTCAGCCGCGAGCCCGGTTTTTTTAACAACATCCTCGATCTCAAGTGTCCCGTCCATGTATGCGTTAAGCCATGTCAGGATCTGGGAGGTCGTAACGTCATAATTCTCGTTGAACTGATCGTAAACCTCGTTCAGCCGCCCGGCGAAGCCGCCGAACTTATTCATAGCGGCAATCAATACCTTATTGTCAAACCATCCGGCCGCAAGAGTCGACCTGAAGTTGCCTACATTGACAAAGTGATCACCGTTATAATTACTCGAAGCGATTTCATTGATATTTCCGTATTTATCCAGTCGTCCGAGCTCCACAGCAGTATCAATGATCGTCTGCTTGAACTCTTCGGTCGCCATGTTGGCATTCTCGACGGACATCCAGTCCGGCAATTTTACCGCGCCCATGCCGAGCGACTGCGAGAAGTTGTACATGACCCGGCTTGCGGAAGCCGCGTTCTGACCGGCAAGAGCCGCCGCCGTTGAAATACCTTCCATAGCGGATACAGCATCTTCAAGCTCAATTCCCTGAGAAGTGAACTTACCGATACTGTTCGTCATATCGGTAAAATTGTAGGAAGTTTCATCCGTAAACCAGTTTAGCGTTGCCAGCTTATCCGATACGTCGTCAATCGTCCGACCTGTGGCATTCATGATTGTCTGAACGGCAGTCGTCTTTTCACCGTATTTATCAAAACCGGCTACGATCTGGTCCGTGCTGACGGCTTTCAGCTTATCGACAACCCATGTCTCAATCGATGCGCCGATGTTCATAAGCGCCCCGATCGCAATGGTCTCAAGAGCCGAAAATTTCTCCCCGACTCCGCTGAGCGCTCCGGTCAGTCCGCCGAAATCGACATTGTCCGCAGCCGATGAAATGCCGGAAAAAGCTTTCTCCGCCCCGGAAAAGTCAAGCGCGCTCTTCAGCTTGTCCAGCGTGGACATGCTCTGCGAGACATTCCTCTCAAAGTCCGCGTTGTCAAACCGCATCTCGACGACTTTCTCATCGATCGTTCTGCTCATACGCGCTTCACCTCCTCCCATGCCGCGTCGGCGATCTTCTCAAAAACGGGACGGAGCGCCGGGTTGATATAGTCGATCCCCTGCACGTATCCGCCGTTTCGTGTAGCGTGTCCGTATTGCAGGATGATCGCAATCGGCACTCCATTTTGAAAGTTCGTGTTGTCGAATGAAATAGTCACGGATCCTTCCCCTCTGACGATTCTGTACCGCCATGAAGCCGCGGTCAGACCCGTATCCTTCGGCGTCGCTTCGGCAAGCGCCCGAACGCCTTCTTCTCCGTATCGGTCCAGAATGCCGATATTGAAGACTTCCTTCGCCTTTTCCAGATACCCGCTCAGCTTCTTGAAGTCTCCCTTCTGCCGGAATGAGATCAATTCGGGCGCCCCCTTTCCTTATCCAGTGGTTCCGAGCCTTGCCTTCCGTTCCCGGTTCAGCCTTGCTCTCTGGGACAGCGAATCCCGGCTCGTCCCCTTCTTTTTCTTCGGTTGGTTCTTAATATTGCAGACCCGAATGAGCGTCAGAAGCCTGTTCAGATGCCAGTTCTGGCACTCGAAGGGGATCTGCAGCGCCGTCATCCAGTAGTAGATCAGCTCCGCCGTGACGGTTTCCCTCGAAGGATGGTTCGTCTTTCCGCCATCCGAAAAAGTCGTTGCTGTCATGGGGTCGGCAATATACTGATTGACGATGTCAATAGACGCCTGTGTCAGCGTCCCGTAGATTTTCTTGTCCACATTCGGCGTCAGCGTCATGCAGCGAATGTAGTCTATAGATTCCGCCCTTGTCTTCGGCGTCTTGGAGAAAAATGGCTTTTTCCACCGGCTTTCCCATTTCGCCAGGGAAACAAGCGAGTGCTCGAGCAGAATCGTTTTTCCCTCCGAATATAAGAACTCCTGATTCTGCTCGTCCCAGATATCTCCGGAGGGAATGTTGATGCGCAGCATTGTTTATATCAGTCGACGATTTCGAGAGCCGGAGCGCTCTGCTTCATATCCGCGGGCATGATCCCGTTGATAAAAGCCGCGGCGGAAGCCGAATTCGTGGCGAGCTCCATGTACAGGTCGGAATAGGCTTCCGTCTGAGAGAATTCCTCGGTCAGTTCCTTGTTCTTGATGAAGCGTCTGCCGTCGGGGCTCTTCTGACCGTAGGAACGGAGGATAAGCTCCTTGAAAAGCTCCATGATCGCAGGAACTTTCTTCTCCTGAGAGATCTGCTTGATCCTCTCGGAAAGTCCGCCGTCCACAGAGGTCTCGAACTCGGTCACCTCTGCTCTGGTCAGATTGAAGTAGAAGTCTTCGGTTCTCTGTTCGCCGTTGTAATCAGTGTAAGTCATGGTTTTTTTAAGCATTTTGTTTTCCCCTTTCGGTATAAAAAAATAATGGGCCGCCAGCTGTCCTGAATACGGCCCGTTTTTCAGTTCGGAACGAATGTCCGGATCTTTGATCCGCTTGAATCCAAGATCATGGTATCGTCGGAAGCGGCTGCGAAGGCCTCCGAATTGTAGACTTCCTGAATCTCCTGCAAGGAGGGCAGATGCGGTTCGGATGCAAAAGACTTGACGGGCTCCCCTTCGCTGTCAAGGATATTTTCTCCGTCGGAATCGAGAACATATACATCATCGTCGAGACCGTACAAAAGATCCTCGATCACCCGGAGCACATTCATAAGCCCGGTGTCCTTATAGCGCGGACCGCTGAACACAAAGTGCGCCGTGGGTTTGAATCCCTCGACAACTTCCGGAAGCGTAGAGACTTCCCATGAAAGAGTGATTGCCTCTGGACTGTCGTTGATCGTAGAGTACGACTTTTCGGAAGGAGACGCCGTGCATCCGTAGACGATATGGATCTCGTAGGAGTAGTCGTTTCCCTCTTCCGCATTGCCGATCAGACTTCGAAAGCAAAAACCGAACATCTGCCGTTTCTGCTGTGTGACCGTTACGCCGTCGACCAGCTCGCGACGCCCGAGACAAGGCTTGAACGGACGCGGATAAGAGTACGCTTCGATTGTCAGACTTAATTCCTCGGCAGACAGCAGATTCAGGTATTTCGCGTTATCCGCCCAGAAAGCGGTTGGTTCGCCGCCGGAAGGATTGATGGAGACCGCGGTCAGACCGTTCCACACCACGCCCTTCGAATATGTGCCGTCAGGATTCCGCAGGAACAGTATGCCGTGATCCGTACCGGTCGCATATTTGCGGTCTTTGTTTCTGTCCCATGAGAGACGTGGCATAGCAGACCACCTCCCCTTTTGCTTATGCGATCAGAGCAACGATTTCAGACGGCAGGGGAAGCTTGGGAGCAGTACCGGAAGATCCGCCGGTGCCGTCCGTTCCGTAGAGCTTATTCTCAAGGATCGTCAGCTTCGCGGAGTCGATCTTGGTCGAATCGATTTCCAGATAAGCAGTCGGCTTGTAGGCGGTGCCGCTGATCGTGCCGATTTCGACGGGGGTCGTGTTGACTTCCCAAGAGAACGTGATCGCCTCGGGACTGTCGTTGACGGTCGCATAGCTTCTCTCGGAAGGAGACGCCAGACAGCCGTAAACGATGTGGATCTTGTAGCCGAGATCGTCCTGAGACACGTCGTTGCCGATTCTGGTGCGGT